CTTTTGCAAATGCAAATGGTAATGATTTAGCAAATGAAGCATTAAGAAATGGTTTTGTTGGAAGATTAGGTGGAGTACCAATCTTTGAAACAACAAACATTGCTAACACAGGAACTACTGGAGATTACAAACAAGGTGTATTCCATAGAGATGCGTTAGGTATGGCTATGATGCAAGACCTTAAAATCGAAACTCAAAGAGATGCTTCTTTGAGAGCAGATGAGATTGTAGCAACAGCAGTATATGGTGTCGGAGAATTAAACGATACTTATGGTGTTGAAGTACACTCTGATTCATCAATCCAATAATAGTTGGATACTTTGTGAGGGTGGGAAACTGCCCTCACATTATAACTAGGAGAATTTATGAATATAAAATTAACAAATGGCACAAAGACAATAGTAAGACCAAAAGATCAATACGAAGCTAATATAAATCATTTTAAAATGAGAGGTTTTACTCCTGTTGATGAAGTAAAAAAAGAAATAAAAAAAGCGACAGTAAAAGACATTTCTGATAAAGTAGTTGAACTTAAACCAAAGAGAAAAAAAAATGTTAAGAAGAATAAGAAAAAAGATTAGTAGATTATTAGTCTGGTTAGCGAGTAAAATTTATGGCTAATTATACTGGTGCTGATGTAATTGTTGCTGGAGATGTCACAAAGTATCAACCAGATGCTTTTGATTTTGGTATAGCCGCAGGAGATACAGAGGCAGTTAATTTCTTTGCACAAACTACTAATGATATTTTAAGACAATTAAGAATAGAATGGTGGCCGGTATATAAAACAAATATATTTACAGACATTACAGTTTTGAATACTGCTGAAATGGTAAATACAAAAGTAAATTTAGATCAGTTTGAACGTGCTGGTGTTTATCTATTTCTTGGCAGATTCTTATTACCAGCATTAACAAAATTTAGACCAGAAACAGAAAAAGATAGATTTGAAAGAATGGCAGAATATTATATGGCACAATACAATATTGAATGGAGAATGATATTAGAAGATGGTGTTGAATATGATGTTGATTCTGATGGAAGTATTATATCTAACGAGAGAGAGCCTTTACATGGATTTAGAAGATTGACTAGATAATGGCAGTTGATTTAAAGATAAAATCTAACTCTAAACAAGTATCTAAAAAATTTAAAAGGTTTCAATCAGTATTACCTAGAATAATTGACAAAGGTGTTAAACAAGCTGGATTTCAATTAATAGATATTATTAGAACTAAAACTAAAAAAGGAATTAATTTTAGAGATAGTGTATTTGCACCTTATTCACAAGGTTATTTAAAAAAATTAAACAGAGAGGGTAAATCAACAAATGTAGATTTATTTTATTCTGGTAGAATGTTAGGAAGTTTAACAAGTAATAAAACAGGAAAACACAAAGTATCATTAGGTTTTAGTAATGCACAAATGCTACAAAGAGCATTATTTAATCAAGTATTGAATGACCCTAAAAGAGAATTTTTTGGCTTTAACAATAGAACAGAAAAGATTATAAGTAAGCAATTTAACAGATTTGTAGAAAAAGAATTAAGAAAGTTTAGAATATGAGTGTAAGAGAAAATATAGCAAGTAATTTATTATCAACTATTTCAGGTATATCTAGTCCAATAACAATTAAAAAAGCTACTAGACAACCTTTTTTGCTAGACGAATTATCAGAGCAACAATACCCAGCAGTAATAGTACAAACATCAGAAGAAAACAGAGATGATTCTGAATTAGGTAGTGGTGCTAAAACTAGACATGGTACAATAGACTTTGTAGTTCTTGGTTTTGTTAAAGGTGCAGAAGCCAATATTGATACAAAAAGAAATCAATTAATTACTGCTATTGAAACATCATTAGAATCTGATATTACTCGATCTGGTAATGCACTTGATACTGAAGTCGTACAAGTAGAAACTGATGAGGGAAGTTTATTTCCTGTTGGTGGTATAAGAATGACAATCAGGTGTATGTACGAATATCAAGCTGGAACACCATAGGATAAATTATGTCAGAAAAACTTATAAATAAAATTGAAAAAAAAATAGATCAAATAGAAAAGATGCACGATAAAGAGTCTATTCTTTGTGAAGAAGTAAAAGATTTATTAGCAGAAATGAGAGAAAACCAAGAAGATGATAGTCAAGATTGGGAAGAAGATATAGATGACGAAGATGATTTTGAAGAAGATGAAGAAGATATTGACGAGGAAGAAGATAAATAATATAAAGCATTATGGCTAAAGACATTAAATTATATAAAGGTAATTCAGAGATAGTTATTAATGAATCTAATCTTGAACATTTTTTAA